CGGCAGCAGCTTGGGCAGATTGCGGAAGATGGAATCCGTCTGCATACTGTATTTTTCCAGTGGGCTTATCCACAAAAAACAGAGTTATTAACGAGTTATCAACTTACGGTATACTTTTTGTAATTATGATGAAAGTGAAATATAATTAGAGCATAGAAGAAACAAGGGTTTGAGAATATTTCTAAAGGCTTATAAAAAATTATACACTTTTAGGGATTATGTATACTTTATTAGAGGTGATAGGATGGGGTATGAAGACAAAAAAAGATATCTGGATATGTATAAGCATTATGTATCGAGAATGAATAACTATCAGGCTGAGATTGATTTTATTAATTCGTTGTATGGATTATCGTCATTGGGGATATCTGATATGCCAAAGGCACATAACCAGAGCGACTTATCAGACCGGATTATTAAGATTGATAAGGAAACAAAGAAATTTATAAACAAGTTAAGAAAAGAGGAAGAGATAGCAGCTACAAAGGCAAGAGAGGTTCTTACTGTTATTAATACAGTCCAGGATGAAACAGATAGGAGAATATTAATAGCTAGACACATACAGCTTATGAATATGAAGGACATTATGAAAGCAGAAGGTTATTCACGCAGCGGCCTTATAAAGCGCTATAAAAGGGCTGTTAATTCAGTACAGTTATAAAAATATTAAAAAAAATAAAAGAGTGTACACAAGTACACATTAATATGTGTTATTTTAATATAGTCGATACTGCATCGAATCCTATCTTTTATGCATTGAGCGCTAGAAATAGCGCTCTTTCTTTAAGATAAAAGCAGTAAGACCTATGACATATACGTGAGGCATAGTAAGGGCAATATGATACAGGATGATATTGATTATGTAAAAGAGTGCATAAAGAATAATGAGGTGCATCGTTTTTATATATGGAGCAAATGGTTAAGAGTCCGGAAAGAAATACTTAAGCGTGATCACAATGAATGTGTTGACTGTAGAGCTGCTGGTAGATATGCGAAAGCAACTACAGTACATCATATTAACTATGTAAAGCATCATCCTGAGTTAGCTCTTGAAGCTATGTATATAGATGATAAAGGCTGCGAACAACGTAACCTTATAAGTTTGTGTCACGAATGTCATGAAAAAAGGCATGGGTATAGACAAAAGAATTATCGGGCACCATTGACAGAGGAGCGGTGGGATTAGATACCCCCGGGTAAAAAAATGCAAAAATTTTTGGCTCTGACAAATACCGGTGCAAAACTCGACAATTCAGATTTGCCTTGCGTATTATGTAAAATGTGATTTTTCAGTTTTTGGATGCAGGTATATCATATTTATAATATATATGCATACAGAACGAAAAATGATGGTTCAATTGTAACTTTTAAGTATCAGATAGGAGGTATGTATGGCAACGGTATCACAACGCATTAAATGTTCTTTGATTGAGCAGCTTAGCCGTAAGAATGCTAAGGAATATCATTTTGAAAAGCTGGTTGATGATTACTGCGAACTGTATGATATAAAAGCCAAACTTATCAAAGATGTCAAAGAAACTGGTGTGACTATAACAGAATATAATGTTAAAGGTTTCGAAGTACACAAGGCTAATCCGGCTATATCAGAGATATCTAAAATCAGTGGAGCTATGCTTAAGATACTTTCACAGTTAAACATATCAGCAGAGGATAATATATCCCAGGGCGAGGAGAACAATGATACCGGATTATAGGATACAGAAGTACATTGACCTTGTAAGAGAAGCTCCATACAAGATGTGCGAAGAACAGTATCAGCTATGTGACCTTGTTGAAAAAATATTTAAAACAGAAGACCTGATTGTTGATTCCAGACAATTAGATAAATATCTTGCATTTCAGAAATACTTTCCATTCGATTTACTCGATTGGGAAGTATTTTGTTTTGCACTTCACAACTGTGTTTATAAGAAAAATGGACAGCTCCGCTTTCCGGTGCTGCTTATATACGTTGGTCGAGGTGCAGGAAAAAACGGGTATCTTGGGTTTGAGGATTTCTGTCTGCTAACACCTGTAAATGGGATTAAGCATTATAACATAGACATATTTGCAATGTCGGAACAGCAGGCAAAGACCTCGTTCAATGATGTATATAATGTGCTAGAGGACAATAGTACTTTTATGAAAAAGTATTTTAAGTGGACGAAAGAAGTGATAACTAATATAAAAACAGGTTCACAGCTTGCATTTAATACCTCTAATCCTAAGACCAAGGATGGATTCAGACCAGGAAAAGTGGATTTTGATGAATATCATGCATATGAGAATATGAAACTTGTAGATGTTGCTGTCACCGGACTTGGAAAGGTTGCACTTCCACGTAGAACTATAGTTACCACAGATGGAGATGTAAGGGATGGACCACTTGATACCATGCTTGATAAAGCACATATGATTCTAAGTGGAGAATTGCCAGATAATGGTTTGCTGCCATACATATGCAGGATAAAGGACAAGGAAGATATTAAGAATCCGGATAACTGGCCAATGGCCAATCCGTCATATCCATATTTTGCCAACCTGCAGGAAGAGATGAAACTTGAATATGATGATTATGTTATTGATCCATTAGGGAATTCTTCATTTGCAACTAAAAGGTGTAATTGCCCTGGTGGAGCTATAAGAGAAGACATAGTGACAGACTGGGAGAATATTAAGGCAACTAATATTATGATTCCTGAGTTTGACAAGGGAACAAACGCTGTAGCTGGACTTGATTATGCAAGTACAGAAGATTTCGTATCAGCGGCCATTCTGGTAGTAAAAGATGGTATTGATTATGTACTGCAGCATACATGGATATGTGAGGCAAGCAAAGACTTGCCAAGAATAAAGGCACCACTTAAAGAGTGGGAAAACAGGGGCTTATGTGAATTCGTCAAAGGTCCTGAAATAAGTCCGGAATTGCCGGCACAGTGGTTTGATTCCATGAATGAACATTTTAATATTCTGAAAATTGGAATTGATAAATACAGATATACGCTTATGTCTAAGTCATTGGCAGAATATGGTTTTCTGGCTGATAAAGATGGGAAGATTAAGATTGTACGTCCATCTGATGAAATGCAGATTATTCCAACACTTACAAGCTTGTTTAATAATCATTGTATTGCAGTTGGAGATGACCCACTAATGCGCTGGTGTATCAATAATTCTAAGAGAATAACATCACCGGCTGGAAATATGACTTATGGAAAGATTGAACCTAAGTCACGTAAAACGGATGCATTTAAGGCATTGGTGGCGGCAGAGATATGCAGGGATGAGCTTATTGCTATGAATGAGATTAATCAGACAATGTTCAACACTATGAATGTATATACATATTGATTGATATTAACAATGACAATAACGATGGGAGGTGAGGGCATTGGGAATAAGAGCTTTTTTTACAGATCTTTTAACAGGTAAATCCAGGGAAGCTGCTTTCAGGCAGGAGATGGAAGCAGTATATGATTCGTCTGAGTACCAGGCTATATCAGAATGTATATTTGATATGAATATTGGTATTAATATGATTGCAAATGCTATTGCAAAATGTGAATTCCAGACAAGGATCCGTGGCAAGAATGTAAAAAAAGATGAATATTATCTATGGAATTATGCGCCAAACAAGAATGAAAGCTCTACATATTTTATAAAAAAGATGGTGTCGAAGCTCTTAAAGAACAACGAATGTCTTGTATATGAACTTGCAGGGCAGTTGTTTGTTGCTGATGGATATACAATGTCTGATGATGTTGTACGTGAGAAAGTATTTTCTAATGTCAGTACTGGAAGCTTTTCTGTAAATAGGGTGTTTGGAATGTCGGAAGTATTATATTTTAAAAATAATAATGAGAATATGACGGCACTTCTTAATGGCATAATAAACAGCTATGACACTTTAGTCCAGACGGCTTATGAAAAGTTCTATAAATCAGGTGGCGAAAAGGGCATACTGACGATTGATGCACAAAAGATTCTGGGAGATGCCAAGCTGTTAGGAAAAACATATGAAGAGATAATGGATGAGATGATGAATGTCCGCTTCAAGAAGTTCTATAATTCACGTAATGCGGTACTTCCATTGTTTAACGGTTATTCCTATGAATCAAATGGAGCTAAAGAGTCAACTAAAAAATCCACAAGCGAGTTAAAGGATTTCATAGATGTTAATGATGAGATAAAGAAAAAAGCTGCAGGAGCATTGAATATCCCATATGCGCTATACGCTGGTGAGATAGCCGATATAGATGCTCTTATGGATGAATTCATAACTATAACGATAGAGCCGTTGTGCGACATATTACAGACAGAAATTAACCGGAAACGCTCTGGCAAGGAGATACTTAATGGTACTGGTCTTAATATAGATACATCATCTATATCTTATATAGACATATTTAAAAATGCTGAAAAGTCAGACAAGCTTATATCTAGTGGACTTTACAGTATCAATGAGCTTCGCCATAAGCTGAATGAACCAGCAATAGATAGCTCTATAGGCGATACTCATTATATTACTAAAAATTATGACATTATGAAAGAAGGTGATAATGGTGGACAAGAGAAAAATGATGTTCAGACAGGAGAAGAATGATTCAGGGACTACTAAGATATATATTTATGATAATATAACAGCTCAGGGTCCCTTTAACTGGGAAACATGGGAATATGATGAATCAGAAACCTCGGCAAAGCATTTTATAAGCCTGCTTGATTCTATACCAGATGGAAGTGATATAGAGCTTCATATTAATTCGTATGGTGGTGAGGTTAAAGAGGGAGTAGGTATATACAATCTTCTTAAGGCTAAACAGGCAAATAAGATATGCCATATTGATTGTTTTGCATATTCTGTTGCTTATGTAATAGCACTTGGATGTGACAAGATAATAATGCATAGGGGTTCTACAATTCTGTTGCATAATATGTGGTTGACATGCAGTGGTAATGCAACACAGCTACGCAAGGCAGCAGATGATCTTGATGAGATGATGGCAGCTAACAGACAGATATTTCTTGAAAAGTGTAATCTGAGTGAAGATGAGCTTATAGAAATGCTTGATAAAGAAACTATATTAAGTCCTGATGAGGCACTTAAGTATGGTTTTTGTGATGAAGTAGATTCCCAGCAGCTTGTACCAGCCGAGGAAGGTGCTAGTCAGTTCAAGCAGATGTATGAACAGCTTACATCACAGATGAATTCGCAGAAGTCACTTTCACTTATGGCAGCGGAGTTTATACAGCAGGCGGCAGCAAGCAAAGAAACTATGATGGAAAAGGAAAGGCTTGAGAAAGAAAAGCTGGAAAAAGAGCAGGCTGCTAAAGAAAAACTGGAACATGAAAAGGATGAGAAAGCTTATAAAGCACTAACAGAACAGCTCTGTAGTGCTTTTTTTAGTGCGACAAGTAACGCACTAAGCAATAAATTATCATAATCAGGAGGAAAGATATGTTAAATAAAGATTTATTTCAGGCGGCAAATGCAGAGGCACTTGCCAATTTATCACAGGCACTTAAAAGTGATGATACAGAAGCCGCTACAAAGGCTATGGAAAAGTTTGGTGAGAATATAGCTAATATTATTCACGAAGAGGCAGAACAGCTTCAGGGGAATAATGATGCAGCTATTCTTGCAAGCAGAGGTGTAAGACAGCTTACAGGAGAGGAAAGAACATTCTATACAGAATTAAGCGAGGCTATGCGCGCCGGAAACCCTAAGCAGGCACTTGTGAACATTGACAAATCTATCCCACAGACAATTATTGATACAGTGATTGAGGATATGCAGAATGCACACCCACTTCTTAGTGTTGTTAATTTTATTAACTGCCAGGGAGCAATCAAGATGATTGTAAATGCTGATAATATTGACCTTGCAACCTGGGGAGCATTAACAACTAAGATATCTACAGAGCTTGCAGGTAAGATTGATGTTATGGATATGACACTTGCCAAGTTATCAGCTTTCATTCCAGTTTCAAAGGATATGTTAGATCTTGGACCATCCTGGTTAGATAATTATGTAAGAATCATCTTATCAGAAGCATGCGCCGGTGGTCTTGAATTAGGTATTTTAAAGGGTACGGGCAAGAATCAGCCAATAGGTATGTGTAAGAATCTTGATGGTTCTGTAACACAGGGGGAATATGCTGATAAAACAAAAGTGAAACTGTTAAGTTTTGATCCAGTAGAATATTGTGCGATTATAGCAGACCTTGCTAAAAAGCCTAATGATGAAGGATATAGGGCAGTTCCATCTGTTGCATTCATATGTAATCCGGTGGATTATATAGCAAAGATTGTTCCTTGCACGACAGTCAGGGATTCTGCTGGAAACTATAAGAATAATATATTTCCTTATCCAACAACTCCTATACAGTCTATTGCACTTGATGAGGGTGAGGCTATTATTGGTCTTCCAGAAAAGTATTTTATGGGTATAGGTGCTGGTAAGTCAGGAAAGATTGAGTATTCAGATGAATATCAGTTTCTTGATGATAACAGGGTATATCTTGTCAAGATGTATGCAATGGGTAAGCCTAAGGATAATAATGCTTTCAAGTATCTTGATATCACTAAGCTTAAGCCTATTTCTCTTAAGGTTGAGGTTACTAACACAGAGGATAATCCTGTAAACACAAAGGCTGAGGCTTCTGCATGATGAATGAGATAAGCGATAAGCTTCTGGAGGATATTAAGAATAACATAGACAGGACATGGAAGGATGATGCAGCGGATAAGAAATTATCCGGCATCATCTTGCGTGGCTGTAACAGGATTAATGATATATGTGGCTGCGAGTTCGATTATGAGCAGGAGAATACAGCAAAAGAGTTATTAATCAGTTATGTTCTGTATGCTCTTGCAGGAGCATTGGACGACTGGCAGAAGAATTATTCACAGGATATTAACAGGCTGCAACTTATACAGGAGGTGAAGGCCTATGCTGACAGGGAAGCAGGCAAACAGGGAATTGTTTAACGATGGTGAACTGGATGTGTATTCTACGAATAAAAGAGTTATTGTGCAGCATAAAGCACACCTTAGATTCGGATTAAGGACAGTCGGTGTTACAAGATTTTACCAGGCTAAGATAGCGAACAGTGGTATAGACAAGCTTATAAGTGTGCCGCTTAATCCTTTTATCAACACAAATAATACACTTGTTATTATGAATGATGTGCAATATACAGTAAGCCAGGTTCAGGAGAAGTATGATACAGTTCCTCCGGCTATGTATGTAACGCTTAACAAGGCTATGCCGGAGTTTAGCAGAAAGGAAGCAACGGATGAAGGTACTTAAATCTTTTATGTATAAAAATATAGGTGCAACACAAGGAGATGATATAACTATATCTGATGATGAACTTACAAGTGTACTTATAAGCAAGAAAATTATTGAACCTGATAAGATGATAAAAAAGAAAAATGTTCAGGTATCTGAACAAAAGCAGGAAGGTGATTTTAGTGCCGAAAACGATAAAGGTTGATGCACTTGCAAGTGAAATTATGAGCCTTCTGCACGAGTATGTTAATGATGTTACTTCTGATATGAAGAAGGATATTGATAGCGTGGCCAGAGGAACAGTTAAAAGAATTAAGGAAGAAGCGCCTGTCCGACATGATGGCAGAAAGAAAAAATATGAGCCAGGTTCTTACCGGGATAGCTGGAGAAGTACTATAGATGAAGAGAATTCATACAGGAAAAGCAGAATTGTTTATGCTAGTAAGCATCAATATTCTCTTACACATCTTCTTGAAAATGGTCACAGGATAGTACGCCCTGATAAGACTAATACAGGCAGAAAAACACAACCTATTGCCCATATTAAACCGGCAGAGGACTGGGCTGTTAATGAGCTTGAAATAAGAACTATGAGACGTATAAAGGAGAACAGTAATTGAGTTTTAGTGAAGTTGAACAGATGATAGCTGAACTTGGTCTGCCTTATGCATACTGGTGTTTTGATGAAGATGAAGTACCGGCAGCACCATATATAATATATTCAATGCCGGAATCTGATAATATGGCAGCAGATGGCAGAGTTTACCAGAAGGTAAATAAGCTGTATATAGAACTGTATGTAAGTGAAAAGAGTCCACGTATAGAAGCACAGCTTGAAGAGCTCCTTGATGCACATGAACTTTTTTATAACAGACAGGAATATTACATAGAAAAAGATAAGATGTTTGAAGAATTATATTCATTGGAGGTGTAATGAATAATGGAGAAAGAAAATAAAGTTAAGTTTAACCTTAAGAATGTACATTATGCGAAGCTTAATATCGATGAGGAAGGAACAGTCACATATGACAAGCCTAAGGCTATTCCAGGAGGTGTGGAATTATCTCTTGATGCAAAGGGGGACACAGAAGAATTCTATGCTGATGGTATGGTATATTATACTTCTACGGCCAATAATGGTTATGAAGGTGATCTTGAAATTGCATTAGTTCCACAATCTTTTGAAACAGACATTCTCAAGAATGAGCTGGATGATAATAAGGTGTCTGTTGAAAACAGTAACACAGAATCATCAGAATTTGCGTTATTATTTGAGTTTGATGGAGATGCCAAAGCAGTAAGACATGTACTATACAGATGCAAAGCAAGCCGCCCATCCGTAGCATCTAAAACAATCGAAGATAAGAAAGAGGTACAGACAGAAAAGTTGTCTATTAAGGCTTCACCTCTTGCCAATGGCAATGTTAAGACTAAGACTACAGCTTCAACACCAGATGAAACATACAATAAATGGTATGAGGCTGTTTATATTCCAGTAAAGACAGGAGCGGCAGGTTGATATGATATTAAAAGAGATTGATATTGATGGAAAAAAGGTTAAATTCAGAGCGTCTGCGACAGTCCCACGACTGTACAGGCGTTTTTTTATGAGAGATATTTTTAAGGATATGCAGAAGCTTGCTGCACAATCTGAAAAGGCGAAAAAAGATGGAACAGACTTTGAGATTGATGATCTTGAAATGTTTGAAAATGTTGCTTACATTATGGCTAAACACGCAGATCCGGATATACCTAATGATCCTGATGAATGGCTTGAGCAGTTTGATACATTTTCTATATATCAAGTGTTACCGGAGATTTTAAAGCTGTGGCATCTCGATAACCTCACAACGATAGAAAGTAAAAAAAAATTAGAGCAACTAGCAGGGAAATGACAACACCATTGTTTATGTACCGATGTCTGCAGATAGGGCTTTCTATTCAAGATTGTGATTATGTAACAATAGGGCTTGTGAATGATATGTATGCAGAAAAAATGAATGATGATTATGACTGGTCAGTTGTGGCACAGCAGGAAGACTTTGACCGCTTTTAATGTTTAGCATTAAGGCGGTCTTTTTGGAGTTGTTTTATGGCGAAAAGTAGAATAGCAGGAATTACTGTAGAAATTGGAGGAGATACAACTAAACTCCAAAGTGCATTAAAAGATACGAATTCGGCAATAAAGACAACCCAAAGTGAATTAAAAGATGTTAATAAGTTATTAAAGCTGGATCCTACTAATACTGAGCTGTTAAGCCAGAAGCAGAAACTATTAAAGACTGCTATAGAAGAAACGAGTAATAAGCTTACAGCTTTAAAAGAAGCTGAGAAGCAGGCGGCAACAGAGGTAGGACAGAAGGGCAAGATAAGCCAGGAACAATATCAGGCGCTGTGCAGGGAGATAGTTGCAACAGAGCAGGAGCTAAAGAATCTTACTAAAGAAAGTATGTCTGCGAATGCAAAGCTTGCAAGTATAGCGGATATTACTGGAAAAGTTGGAGAGGGAGCACAGAGCATTGGACGTAATATGTCTAAGGGAAGTGCCGCTATTATAGGTCTTGGTGCGGCGGCAGTAAAAACGACTGCTGATTTTGAAAGTTCTATGAGCAATGTTGCAGCTATATCAGGTGCAACTGGTGAGGATTTAGAAGCACTTAAGAGTAAAGCAAGAGAAATGGGGGCACAGACTAAGTTCTCAGCTACAGAAGCTGGTGATGCATTTGGCTATATGGCTATGGCAGGGTGGAAAACATCAGATATGATTAATGGTATATCTGGAATAATGAATCTTGCAGCGGCATCAGGGGAAGACCTGGCAACAACGTCAGATATAGTAACTGACGCACTTACAGCATTTGGATTAACAGCATCCGATTCAGGACATTTCGCAGATGTTCTTGCAGCGGCATCTTCTAATGCAAATACTAATGTATCTATGATGGGTGAGACATTCAAATATGCAGCGCCTATTGCAGGAGCATTAGGCTATAGTGTAGAAGATACTGCTGAAGCTATTGGACTTATGGCCAATAGTGGTATAAAGGCTTCACAGGCAGGTACAGTACTTCGTAAGATAATGACTTCCTTAACTGGTGATATTGAGATTGAAGGAAATGAGTTAGGTAAGGCAACAATAGCGACAACTAATGCAGATGGATCAATGAGAGGTCTGTCATATATATTATCAGATTGTCGTGAAGCGTTTGGCCAGTTGTCGGAATCAGAAAAGTCAAGTGCCGCAAGTTCTCTTGTTGGCACGGAGGCTATGTCAGGCTTTCTTGCACTTATGAATGCAGCTCCTTCAGATATAGAAAAATTGTCAGGAGCTATTAATAACTGCGATGGAACAGCAGAGAATATGGCTGCTACAATGCAGGATAATCTGAGTGGACAGATTACAACACTTAAAAGCCAGCTTCAGGAGCTTGCTATAAGTATGGGTGAACTTTTAATGCCAAGTATATTACAGATAGTAGAAGGCATTATGAGTGTTGTATCACAGTTTAATGGAATGTCAGAAAGCTCTAAGCGGCTCATAGTTAATATAGCATTAGTAGTGGCGGCGATTGGACCGGCACTGATAATATTCGGTAAGATAGCAACTGGAATATCGTCAATTATAAGTCTTGTGTCTACCATTATTCCAATAATAACGACATTGATTGGAATAATAACAGGAACAAGCGGCGCTGTTGCTGGATTGTCAGGTGCACTGGCAGTACTTACAGGACCGATAGGACTTGTTATAGCTGCTGTTACGGCGGTAATAGCTATAATAACAGCTTTATATTTTAAGTGTGATGATTTCAGGAACTTTATTAATACGAAATTTACGGAATTAGCATCATATCTGAAAGCATTTTTCAATGGAATGATAACGGCTATACAGTCATTCTGGGAGACAATAGAACCAGTGATTATGACGGCTTTAGAGATTATTAAAGGTGCTATTTCTGTATTCTGTGAATATATTAAGCTCGTTATATCATTGTGGATATCGACAATATCAGCAATTATAAAAGCTGCACTTGCAATTATTCAAAATGCAATTAGTTCAGTACTTGGTGTTATACAAGGTATTGTGGAAGGAATTATGCATACCATACAGGGAATTATAGATGTTGTTATGGGTGTGATTACTGGAGACTGGGACAGAGCATGGCATGGCTTGCTTGAAATAATTGGTGGCATCGTTGAAGGTATAGGAAGTGTTATTGGTAATATGGTTTCATTTCTTTACAATACATTCGGTGATCTGGTTGATATAGCTTTCTCATGGGGTTCTGATATGATAAGTGGTCTGATTGATGGTATCTGGTCTATGCTTGGTGCGGTTGGAAATGCAGCCAAATCAGTAGCAGAGAAGATAACAAGCTTCCTGCATTTCTCACGTCCGGATGAAGGGCCTCTTAGAGATTATGAGAAATGGATGCCTGACTTTGTTGGCAGAATGGCAGAGCAGATTAACCAGCAGAAGCATCTTATATCTGATGCAGCCATGGAACTAGCCACTAATCTTAATATAAGCGGTATGATTGCTTCTGGTTCACAGGGCAGCCAGACAACAAGCAACAATACACAGATTAACTTTAACGGAAACTATAATTTTAAGGATAAGGCAGATGTTGATTACTTTATGAATCAGGCTGCGTTAAAGCTGGTGATTGATAGATGATAGTGAATAACAGTAATGCAAATATTGACTTACGAAAGAAATATAAAAATGTTGTGTGGCTTAGTCAGACGATTAAGACACGTAATGTAACAACTTATGTTGACTGGCTGGAAGAAAGCTTTCTTCCGGCAAAGTCAAAGCCTAACAGATACACGGATTTTGAGATATGTATAGAAATGCTTGTTAAAGGTGAAAGCAAAGAAGAGTGTGAGCTTACTATGAGTTCTATAATGAGTGATTTTGATTCTGGAGAGCTGCAGCTTGATAATATGAACTTTACATATGACTTTGACTTTAAGAGCGAAGATAGGGAACTTGTGAAGAGGTGGTTATATAGTTATAAGATTAATCTTAATGCGTATAGCAAGAAGGGAATATTGCGTACTGTAGAATTTACAGGAAAAGAAAAAACAATTTTAATGGAAGGCACTACAAAGTCGCCAGCAATCGTAACTATTACACCGGATATAGCATTAGTCAGTCTTACTGTAAAAGGCATAACTGATGAAGCTATAACTATTAAGGATATAGCCAGAAATGCAAAAATTGTTATTGATGGCCAGAATTGTACGATTACGGAAAATGGCAGGAATGTACTTGATAAGACTGATCTGTGGGAGTTTCCACGGCTAATGCCTGGGAAAAATATTATTACACTTGATAATTCATGTAGTGTGAAGATTGACTATAGGGCGTTTTACAGATGATTTTTGTCCGTATCCTAAATACATATTTTATATGATCATAAGGAAGTGTCTTTGTGATACGGACAGAAAAATGCTTTATTCTGATAGGAAAGGAGCGGTACATGTTACGATATAAAGATAAAAACGGCATAGTATCGCCGCTTATAAAATATAAAGATTTATATATAGAAAAAGTACTTGATTATGGTGATAAAACACTTGGTTTCGGCGCTGATCAGAGTGTTGTGAATAAGATTGAGCTTGAAGATTATATAATAACCAAGACTGATGAATATGTTATAAAACAGATAAATGACTCTGATAATAATTTCTATGACATAGTTGCGAAGCTTAATATTGATGCACTAGAAGGTAATGCAATACAGAAATTTGAAACTGTAGAGCAGACAGCCCTCAATTCTGCTAATCTTGCCATAGCAGGAACCGGCTGGACTTGTGAATGTGATATTAAAAAGAAACGTACTGTAAGAATGACTAATAGTTCATCATGGGACATTCTTAAAAAGATTGCAGACACATTCAGACTTGAGATGACTATAGATTCACTGAATAAGAAAATTATTTATAAGGAAAAAATAGGAGAAGATAAAGGTTGTTATTTTTCTGATCAGCTTAATCTTGTTTCATTAAGCAGCCAGTCAGATACTACGAATTTTTATACAAGAATTCTTCCAATAGGTAAAGATGGTCTTACTATAGAATCTGTGAATAATGGTAGTAAATTTCTTGAAAATCATACTTACAGCGATAAGAATAAGACATACATATGGAAAGATGAAAGATATACAATACCTGAATCCTTAAAAGAAGATGCGACGGCTAAGCTTGAAGAACTAGCTTGTCCTTATATATCTTATAGTTGTAAGCTTATTGACCTGGATAATTCTTGTGATGTTGGTGATGTAATTACGATTATTAATAAGCAGAAGCATACAAGAATAAAGCAGCGCATAGTTAAGCTGAAGCATTATCCAGATAATCCGGCAGACGATACCTGTGAGATATCCAACTTGAAGCTTTCGTTTTCTTCATATGTGCAGAAATATAATAATACAACTGATACGGTTGATAACATTACAAATGACAATGGTACTGTTGATGGTGATTGTATTGATAATATTGATGCATCTAAAGTTCTTAATATTGATACAGTTATTGCAAATAATGCTGAGTTTGTAAATACAAAGACAAAGGTACTTGAAGTTGAACAGAGCATGACGGCTGCAGAAGCCAGAATAGGAACTTTAGAGGCGACAACATTAAAAAGTACAGATGCAGATATTAAATACGCAAATATAGACTTCTCCAATATCGGAAAAGCAGCAATGGAATATTTCTATGCTCATTCCGGTCTTATAAAGAATGTCGTTGTTGGTGACCAGCAGATAACCGGAGAACTTATAGGTGTTACCATAAAAGGTGATTTGATAGAGGGAAATACCATTGTTGCTGAAAAATTGGTGATAAAGGGTGACGATGGCCTTTATTACAAACTTAACACCGATGGTATGGGTGTTGAGGCAGAACAAACTGAATATAACAGCTTAAATGGTAGTATTATTCGTGCTAAGTCAATCACAGCAACAAAGATTGCGGTGGATGATTTGGTTGCGTTTGATGCTACCATTGCTGGTTTTAACATAACTGACGAAGCTATATATTCAGGTGTAAAGGAATCGGCACTTAATACTACAAGAGGTATATATCTTGGTAAAGATGGACAGCTCGCATTCGGTGACGGCAATAATTATCTGAGATTCTACAAAGATTCATCAGGTAGATATAAGCTTGAAATATCAGCCGAAAGTATGAATTTTTCAAGCACAGGCGCGAGCGTAGAAGATACCATCAAAGATATCAATGATAAGGTTGATTCAGTAGTGTCTGTTGAAAAATCAGAGGTGACATACCAGGCCGGAACAAGTGGAACAGTCAAACCAACAGGTACATGGTTGAAAGATATGCCGAGTGTAAAGGCAGGGCAATTTTTATGGACGCGAACACTTATAACATATTCTGATAAGTCTGTAACGGAGTTGTTCAGCGTAAGTTCCATGGGTACTAAAGGTGAAAAAGGCGATAAAGGTGAAACCGGAGCAGATGGTTTAAGGGGTTTACAAGGAGATAAAGGAGCCACAGGCCCTAAAGGTGATAAAGGCGCAGCCGGAGCAGATGCGATAATTATAAGTATCACTTCGAGTAGTGGCACAATATTCAAGAACAATTCAGGAACAACAATTCTGACGGCTCATGTGTATAAGGGTGGAATTGAACAGGCAATCAACACAAATGGAGTATGCGGTTCTTTAGGAACAGTCAAATGGTATAAAGGAACGTCATTAATTTCAGCAGCAAGTGCAATAAATGTATCAGCTGCAGATGTTAACAATACCCAGATTTATACATGTCAGCTTGAAGGATAAAAAGGAAGGAGCGTGATAGTCAAAATGGCAGTTAAAGCATCAAGCCAGATATCAATGATTGATGTTACAGATGCATATTCTGTATTACTTACAAGCGAAGCATATGCATTTACAGGGAATACATCGGGAGCGCCAGCAGGCCTTACATGTACAACACAGGTAGTTGCTTTCTGCGGTCAGAAATCATGTACAAGCTTAAATGTGAGCAACATAAGTTGTCCTACAGGAATAACAGCTACAGTGTCTAACAATAATACAGCATCACCTACAGTGACATTCAAAACAACGGCAACTATAACAGCTACTTGCGAAGCGATAATACCAGTTAGTGTTGATGGAATCACGATTAATAAGAAGTTTTCATTTGCCGTAGCAAAAACCGGTAGTACAGGAGCAAAAGGCGATAAGGGTCAACAAGGTCCACAGGGACCTCAGGGTGTAAAAGGAGATACTGGTGCTGCGGGTAAAGATGGTGTTAATGGAACTAATGGTCAAAATGGTAAAAGTATAGGGCAGGTGGTAAATTACTATTTAGCTACAAATGCATCTTCTAATGTAACAGCATCAATTTCTGGATGGACAACAACAGTTCAGTCAGTATCATCGAGCAAAAAATATCTTTGGAATTATGAAGTGGTTAAGTATACAGATGGCACAACCGCTAGCACAACTGCGCCATGCATTATAGGTTCTTATGGCGATACCGGAGCGAAGGGTGATAAAGGAGCTAAAGGCGACACTGGAGCAGATGGTAAAAATGCTACATATATTACTGTAACGGGCTCAAATTATGATACAACGACGGATCATAAGGTTTCTTGCATAGCGATCAACGGCGTAAGGTATAATTATACGCCTGGAAGAGGTCATACACTTGTTGTGTTAAATCCTTCCAATAGTAATGTTGAAAGTATAAAAACATACGATACATATGGTTCACCGGCATCGTTGGAAACAGCTTTAAATAATGTTTCTAATGGTAAAATTATGTGTTTATTTACTGTAGATGCATGTTCGGTTACTTCAAATGTACGTAATATTTTAGCTAAATGTGGTTCGTCTAAAACTGATGTATGGGGAGCGATAAGAGTAACTCATGTATTTATTGGCATGAAAGGTCTGGATAAAGGAAATGCTTATGAGATAATCGAGCCAGGGAGCTCCGCGACAAAATCTATTACGGTATATTATACTTCAACTGGAATAGTGTTAAATGGTGCTACTGGAGCAATGGGAGTACCTGGTCCGACTGGAGTTGGTATAAAAAGTATTACAGAATATTATGCAGTATCTACCACAAACACAACGGCACCTACATCATGGGTTACTTCTATCCCAACTCTGACCGCTTCTAATAAATATTTGTGGAATTATGAGACGGTGACGTATACCAACAATAGTACAGTAAGTACATCCAAAAGAGTTATTGGCGTATATGGCGATAAAGGATTAAAAGGTGACACAGGTGCTAAAGGGGATAAAGGAGCGACAGGCTCACAAGGACCTCAGGGCGTAAAAGGTGATAAGGGCGACACTGGAGCAGCTGGAAATGGAATAGCTAGTACGTCAGTTGCATATCAGGCAGGTCCGTCAGGTACAACAGCTCCTACAGGAACCTGGAGTACATCCGTTCCATCCACAAGTGCAGCGGCACCATATCTCTGGACACGTATAACCATAAAATATACAAACGGTACTGTAACTAATTCATATTCAGTCGGAAGTACACCCGAAGGCATAAGCGTTGGCGGAAGAAATTTAGCTGAATCCACTAATCAGGGAACAACTGGATGGGGTTGGTCAATGAAGTCAGGCGGACATACACAATCAGAGATAGTAGAAAATAATATCAGAACTTGTAAACTACTGAGAAATTCCACAGCACAGTCAGGATGGTCTGTCATTGCATATTCACGCATAGGACGTTCTAAATATGAACCTAATACGGTATATACAGTATCATTTGATGTTAAGTCAAATGTGAATACTGTGATGAACATAGATTTGCTTCAAGGTAATGGTACTGATAATCTCATAGGTAGTAGTACTGCTGTAAATAGACAAATTAAAGCTAATCAGTGGAATAAGTTGATATGGATAATTAAAACAGTCACAACACTTCCTAGTTCGACAGGACAGCTGTTGTACCTCACAGCAATGAACAGTGGCACTGGTGTATGGTATCAGTTTAAGAATCTAAAGATTGAAAAAGGCAACAAAGCCACAGACTGGTCACCAGCTCCTGAAGATATTGACACTAAGTTCGATAACTACACTACAACTGAGCAGATGAAACGTGATTTCAAGAATAGCTCATCGGAGTTATACAGCGCAATCAATTCCTCATTTGCTACGAATGGGCAGGTGTCAACTGTAGATGGTAAATTCAGCAATTATTATACTAAAACTACAATAGATTCCACAATCAAGCAGGTTAAAGATTCTATAAGCATGAAAGTAAGCCAGACTGATTTTGACAAACAGACAAAGGCAACGTCTGCTTCACTGGAACTTAAACTTAATAAAACAGATAACAACAAAGTTGTTGCCATGTTAAATGCATCTGCAGATACCATTAGCCTTAAGTCCAATCGTTTTACGCTGGATTCCACATATACGAAGATAGCTGCAGATGGAACAATAACATGTTCTAATTTAAATTGCACTAATGCAAAAATTACAGGCGGTAGTATTAATATAACCACTTCGAGTAAAGAAGAAAATAAGATTGAATTATCGTATCAGGACGCTGCTATTAAACTTGCACCGAATGGAATTACTTTAGACACTACTAGATATTCATTCAAATTAACACCTATGAAATTAACAATGTCTTTCTCAGGTGGAGGTATAGAAGCGAACACTACGATTGATCCCAATGGTATATCAACAACGTTTGGCGTTAGAGCAGAAACAATTGTCGCTTCAGCAGTATTGAAAATAGGTCCACAATCTTACGGAAGTAATGCGGCAACAGGAGCAAGATTAGAAGCAACAAACCAGGATTTAAGATTATATGCTTCACCAGAAACTACATATTATGTGAGATTGGGCGTTGATTATAACGGTTCAACAGTAAAACACGGATGGCATTTTGGACCTGATGGAGGTGGCTCAATAATGTTAGGCACAAGTAGTCATGCGTGGTCAAATGGTTTCTTTGATGGAACAGTTTATATACAGCATGGCGACATGCATATAAGCACAGGTAGCTGTTATTGCTATGATTATTATTATATTTGGTCAGGAGGTGGATGGGTTGAATTAAGCAACTGGATAGCTGCAAAGTTATAATATTTTAAATTTAAGGAGGAACAAATTATGTTAGATTTAACAAAAACAATTTCAATGTCAGGATACAGCTATGTAGAGCAGGATGTAGCAGATTACGACGAAGGAAGTACTACAACTCATAAGGAGAGAGTGCCAGTGGTATACCTGTCAGCAGATGTGTCCGATTCAGGTGCTGAGCCACACGTGAGCTTCACAATCCAGAATAAGGATTTATACATTGCGAACAAGAAGACATGTGATGCGGAAATATCCGAGTTCTACATACAGGCGTTATCACTTGTAAAGTAAAGGAGGAACAGAATGAATCTTACATTTAAAGATATTAGTGAGCTATATGACAAATTACGCAGCATATCAATAAAAAAGCTGCCATTTAAGATATCTTATGCTATATCTAAGAATATGGCTGGAATTGAGCAAGAGAATAAGATTATCGAGAGCAATCGAATAAAGCTTATAGAAATGTATGCTGATAAAGATGAAACTGGAAAAGCTGTTATAAATAATGGTGAATACCATATATCAGAAGAAATCCAGCCAGCTTTCGCTAATGAGTACAATGAGTTTATGAATACCAAGACAGATGTGTTAAAAGATATCAGCAAAATCAATATATCAGAGTTTGATAAGCTTGAAGATTCAAGATATGATGCATTGAGTGCAGCTGATATGACAGTCTTATCGTTTATGATAAGTGAAGAAAAGATACAGTAAAGTTTATAGGAGGATAAGTAATTATGATGACAATGAGAGGAATATACGTAGCAGCCGCACACAATAAGTTGATACAATTAGTTATTATAGCAGTAATTATTGATACGATATTTGGAGTATTAAGAGCAGTTAAAGAACACAAGTTTAACAGCTGCTTTGGCATCGATGGCGCAATAAGAAAGTGTGCAATGGTTATATCAATAATGCTACTTGTAATTGTAGATTACATAACAGGTTTTAATATGATTGGATTCCTACCGGAGGAAATAAGACAGCATATCGGAAATAGTATCGGAATCTCAGGATTTATTGCATTGCTCTATATAGCATATGAAACTGTGAGCATATTAAAGAATATGGCACTATGTGGATTACCTGTTAAAAAATTGTGGCTATATGTTAAAATGTTCCTTAGCAAGTATACTGATGAGCTTCCAGATGATGATGAGCTTGTAGAGGATAAGCCAACACCGGAAATAAGTAACAATAAAACATATATTAACTAATAAGCACGTGTAGTAATCGCTATGTGTGCTATTTTTATGCGCACATAGCGGAAATATATAAAAAGAAAGTGAGGAATAAGATTATGAAAAGAGGAATAGACATAAGCAGACACCAGGCAGAACTTGATTTTGATTATATTAAGGAGAATTTTGATTTTGTTATAATTCGCTGTGCATATGGTAGTGACTTAAGCGAGGATGACAGCGAGTGCAGCCAGTGTGATTCTATGGCACAGACATATATCGATGAATGCGAGAAGAGAGGTATTCCGTATGGATTATATATTTATCAGTATGCCAGCAATAATGATGAGTCACTGAGCGAAGCTGCGCACATCAGAGAGTGGTATAACAAATGCAATCCAACAATGGGATTATATCTCGACATAGAGGATGCAGACGGATATAAGGCAGAACATGGCATTGATTATCATTATACACAGGAGCTTGCAATTACATGGCTTGATGCATTATGTGACATAACAGCAAAAGGTATCTACGCAAGTCATAGCTGGCTCGACGATTATATGAACGTAGATGAGCTTATAGAGCATGGCGCTCTTATCTGGGAAGCGCATTGGAATGATGATGGTGAGATATGTGAAGACAGGTTTGCAATGTCTCAGGAAAGCAGCGACTATTATCTTAATGATGGTACAAGGGTAGATTTTGACATAATGTATGATGAAGTTTTCGACAGACTTACAAAAGCCAATGAGTATGATCACAGGAATGATGATGTTGAAGATAATGATAATGCGGATGAAGATAATAATGCCGGTGCTGATGAGACAGATACAGAGCAGCTGCAGCATGAGATAGGAGATTATGTTGAATATAATGCAATATATGCCTCATCTACATCAGAAGCTGCACTCACACCATCAAGCGGATTCACATGTGGAACTATAACAAGGGTTATTCCATGGGCTTCCAATCCATATCTTATTGACGATGGAACAGGCTGGGTCAATGATGGATGTATTGTATCAGCAGGCGACAGTGAAAGCAATGAAGAATCTGAAACTGACATATCCGACATAAAAGCCGGTGATAAGGTAAGAGTGCTTCTTAATGTTGATTATGATACAGATAGAGTATTTAATCTTTATTATGATGAATATGATGTTATCCAGGTTAATGGAGACAGAGCAGTTATCGGTATTGGCAATACTGTAACAAGTGCAATAGATGTACATAACATTGAAAAAGTCTGACATATAATAAGGAAGAAACTCTTTTCATATCATAATAAAAATACACACTATACACATAAAAATGATTTATAATATTTATATTGTTGGAACACTATTAGGTAGTAGAAAAACAGATATGTAATTAGCACGTAACTAACAATATTATGCTAAATACCAGTAAATAAGCAACTTGCTGTTTCCGTACAGCAGGCTGCTGATGAAGGCAAGTTTTAATTAAAAGATAGTAAATAAGCGGTTTTGAGGACTTTTAGATATTTTCTAAGAGTCCTCTTTTTAGTTTGAAAAATCAATGTGGACTTATAATA